GGCCGCTGAGTGCAGGGAACGGGTCGGGCGGCTACTGGGGTAGCCGAAAACGCTTCAGGGCCACTGGCGGGGCTCTGTGCGCCTCTAACGCCGATTTGAGCCAGAGCAGATGGTTTTTTAAAAAATCCCCGCCCCGTGCGACTGGGGGCGGGAAGGGTATGTGGGGAATATCCAACGCTGGCATAGTATCGCGCTATGCCGACGATCCGACAGGGAATTTATGACCTTCTGACCAGCGTGAGCATCGACACGAAGGAAGAAGGGCGAACGCATGTCACGCCGTGGCCTTCGCAGCGCCTCGTTATCGACACAATCACCAAGGGATTGAACGAAGGCGTCCACGAATTCGTCGTGCTCAAATGCCGCCAAGTCGCAATCACCACGGTGTGCTCGATTATCGAACTGTTCTGGGCACTGGCGAATCCGGGGGTACAGGGTGCGATCATTGCCGACCGAACCGATAATCTTGAGCGTCTGCGGCGAATCTTCGCTAACCTGCTGGAAACTCTACCGCCGGAATGGCGCGCTCCAGAGCACCGGCTTATTACGAATAACCGCAATGGCATGGTGTTTGCCAACCGTAGCACCATCGATTTGCTTGCCGCCGCCAACAACCCCGACCTTGGCGCCTCGCGCGCCCTGAACATGGCGCACATGACCGAGTGCTCGCTGTGGCGCAGCCTCGCGGGTGTGGAGTCGCTGCGCGCATCGTTGGCGCGCGAGAACCCCAACCGGCTCTATTGCTGGGAATCGATCGCTAACGGCTTTAACTGGTTCTACGACCATTGCCAGCGCGCCAAGGTCGATCGCCATATGCGGTTTGTGTTCTGCGGGTTCTGGTCGAATCCGACCTACCAGATTCCGAAGGCTGACCCCGATTACAAGGTTTACTGGGATGGGCACCTCACCGAGGAGGAGCTGATTCGCGCACGCTACTGCCTGCAGGAATACAACGTCAAAGTAAAACCTGAGCAAATCGCGTGGTGGCGCCGAGAAAACGAAAGAAGTTCTGACGATTACATGCTGCGGCACTACCCGTGGACCGAGAAGGAATGCTTTATTGCATCGGGTTCGAGCTTCTTTCCCGCGGCGCGCACGCTGGAAATGAGCGAGACACTCGCCGCCGGGCCGCCTTACCAAGCTTACACCTACAAGTTCACCGAAAAGTTTCTCGAAAGCGAGATAACCCAGACGCTCGATACCGACGAAGCGATGCTGCGGGTCTACGAGCCGCCCGAGCCGCACGGAATTTACGTCATTGGGTGCGACCCATCGGGCGGCGGCGGCAACGATGCCGACGACCACGCGGTGCAGGTACTGCGCTGTTATGCCGACCGCGTGGTGCAGGTTGCCGAGTTTCAAAGCAACAAGCCGCTGACCTATCAGTTCGCATGGGTGCTCTCACACTTGGCGGGTGCCTATCGCGACCACATCGTCAACCTCGAAGTCACCGGAATCGGCGCCGCGGTCATGCCCGAGATTCGCAATCTGCGGCAACTCGCCGACCAAGGGCTGATGAATTCGGTGCCGATCGGCTCGCCCGAGGACCAGATCCTGCCGCTGATCGGCGCGGTGCGCTGGTTCTTGTACAAACGCGCCGACACGATGAGCGGCGCGGGCAACGTCATCAACTGGAAGACCAACAGCGACAACAAGTCGATGATCTTCGCAGCGTTGCGCGACTCGCTGATGCTGCGCCGGGTCGAGATCCGCAGCGTGCGGCTGATGCGCCAGCTCCAAGCGGTGATCGAGGACAACGGCTATATCGGGGCGGGCGCGGACTCGGCCGAGGGCGACGACCTTGTGATGGCGTTGGTGCTCGCGCACTGGACATGGGTCGAGTGGCGGCGGGCGCCGCTGGTTGCGCGCAACATGACATGGGACGCGGTGCGCGGCGAACGCCCGCCGCAGGATGCTGGCAATGTGCTGTCACAGGCATACAGTGATTTTTGGATCAATTTGAACCGGCGCAGGCGCCTCGGGGCGCCGATTTTTTAAAAGGAAGCGAGTTCCATGATTCCAACTCCGATCTATAGCGGCGCCATTGCCGCCGAGCAACAGGTCAGCAACGAAGAGCTAGCCTGTTGGGAGAAAGAAAAGCACAGCCACGTGATGATGGAACATCTGGCCGTCCTGAAGCGGGCGGCTGAGATCCGCGCCAACACCGATCTCATGAAGCAGTTGCGCGCTTTTATCCGCGAGCAACGGGACGAGTTGAGTGTCCTGCTGGATAACGTGTGAAAGGAAGAGGTCATGCAGGTAGCTGATTGCGAGGCGCTGCGGCGCGAGATCAAGGTGATTGCAGAGCGGATATGGGAGTTGCGCAGACCTCCGATGGGTGGTTTCGGCGAACCCTCGGAGGCCTACGCCAACGCGACGATTGCCTACCGCAAGCTGGAGGACGCTAGCATGAGGCTGGGCAAAGCCATCCAAGCGCTCGACGGTGGCGTCAGCGTCTACGACCGGACGCAAGTTCCCGAGACACCGCAGGCCGCCGAATGATCCTGCGAACCTACCTCTGCGAATTTTGCGGGCACACGCTCGAACTGCAGCTATCGAGCGAGCAGTGGAACGCCGACCCGCCCGATTGCGACTACTGCGCGGCGACGCCGATGGTGCAGGAATTTAAGCCCCCGGCGATCGGCGGCTCGCACGCGGGCCGGGCGCGGGCGCTCGCCGAAACTATCGCGGCCGAGGACTACAACGTCGCCGACCTTGCGACATCACCGAGCCGCGGCCGCACGCGATACAAGGATCAAAGCGCCGAAGCGATCCCCGCCTCGAGCTGGGCCGCGGCGCAGGGGCAACTGGCGCAGGCGATTCAGTTTGGCCGTGAAACCCGCATAAAGTACGGCAACGGTCTCGACGTGTTGCAGAACGCGCTGCAGACCGGCGCGCAGCCCGACCTCATCGAAGCGTCGCGGCGCCGCAGCATCAAGGTGTACTGATGCTCAGAATCCCAACCAACCCCGACCGCGCGGCAGAGTGGGCGCGCGAGTGCGTTGATGAGTGCATGGCAACGGCCGAAGAGCGTGGCCAAATCTACGCCAAGGCGGCGCAATACTACTGGACCGGCTCGGGCAGCGTGCAGGCCGCGATCCACAACAAGGTGCGCGGCTTTATCGATAAGCTCAGCGGCTACTATTTCCAGCCACAGAACGTGCGCTTCAACCTGCTGTTCGACAGCAACGAGCCGCTCGACGTGCTCGAACGCGCGCGGGCGCTGGGGCAGATGCTCGCGGCCGATTACCGCTCGACCGACAGCGATCTGCGGTTCTCCGACGCGGTCACTTGGGCATTAATCTGTGGAAACTATTTCCTGAAGCACTGGGGCGACGGCTTTGGGTTCCGCGCTGCGCCTGTCGCTCCGATCAATTTCGGGGTGCTTTCGGAGTCTGTGAATAACCTCGATGAGCAGGAAGCCTTCTGCCACGTCAGCTACCCGACGGTGAGCCGGCTGCGCTCGATGCTGACCGATAGCGGGCACCCGCGGCGCAATCAGATCATCGAGCGCATCATGGAATCGCGCGCCAGCGAGCGCGACCAAGAAGAGCCGAGTTTCTTCCACCAGATGGTGGTCGGCGGGATGAACCCGCTCGGCGATGTTGGCAGTACGCCCTCGGCCGCGGGCATCGTGCAGGTCTTTCCAATACCGACGCCGTGGCGGCCGCAGCGCCGGGTCACCGAAACCGTCAAGTTCTGCGAATTGTGGGTCAAGGACGCCAACCGCGGCGGCGACTACACCACCGTGCAGATGATCTATGGCCCCGACCCGATCATCCTCGAAGGCATCGATGCGCCCAAGAACCTGTCAGGTGTGCCGGGGCATCATGCTTTTGTAAAAGTCGAAGCAAACTTGACCCCCGGTTACTTCTGGGGGCGCTCGACGGTGGCGGACGTGCAAATGCTGCAGGATGTCATCTCAAAGCGCCTGCGCGACATCAAGGTGATGTGGGACCGCAACGCGGCCGCGCCCTATTCCTTCGCGGGGTTCAATTCGATCACCGAAGAGCAGTACTACAAGCTGATCAGCGAGGGCGGGTTTATCAGCGACCCGAACCCCAACGCCAAAGCCTCAAAACTCACCGAGCCGCCGCCGCAGGGCTATCTCGAAGAACTCGAATTTCTCTGGAAGATGTTTGACGAGGCGGGCGGGTTCACCCCGATCATGTCGGGGCAGGGCGAGCCCAGTGTGCGAGCTGGTGTCCACGCGCAGACGCTGGTGCGAACCTCGTCCCCAGCGCTGATCGACCCCGCCACGCGCATTGAACGCCAACTCGCGGACTCAGGATACCTCGCGGTGCGGATGATGGCGAACAACGATCCGCGCATCTACACGACCGAAAGCGGCCTCGAATTCGAGATCGAGGCGTTTTTGCACGCGCATGAAAATTTTCAGGTCGAGGTTGACTCGCACAGTGCCTCGCCGGCCTTCGCCGAGGACTCGCGGCAGACCGCGATCGCGCTCGCCCGCGCGCAGGCGATCGGCGCTGAGGATCTGATCGAAATGCTCAACCCGCCCAACGCGCAGCTATTGCTCGCCCACCTGCGCGAGCGCAAGGCGGCGATGGCAAAGCAGCAGCAGCAGGAAGAGGCGCAGGCCGCGGCGACCGGCCAGCCGCCGCCCGGTCGGGCGGGGCGACGGCAACCTGCGCGGCATTAATTGACTTCGGCTAAAACGCGGCGTTAGCTTCGCGCCGATCAAGCCCTATGCCGAAAAGGCGCTTTCCGTGGCAGATGGTGTAGACGGCAGCGCAGGCCCGCCCGGTCCCGGCGGCTCGCCACCCGGCCCACCGCCGGGGCCGCCCGGCGGCGATGCTTCCGGTTCGCCCATCCTCGCGGCGCTCGCCCGCGCCCGCGGTGCGCCGCAAGCTTCGGCACCGGGACCCGGCGCACAGGGCGCAGCGCTGATGCAGGTCAAGATGGCGCTCGACATGCTGCAGAACGCGCTTCCCGCGCTGGGCATCGGCACCGAGCAACACAAGGACGTGCTGCAGGCCGTGCAGCGCCTCTCGCGTCACATGCCGCAGGGCATCCCGACCGCCGGGGCGCAGCAAACCGCGACGCAGGACATGCTGAAGAACAACATCCGCAATGCGCTGCTGCAGCGCATCATGGCAAACCAAGGGCAGGGCGGCGGACAGCAGGCAATGCAGCCCTCAACCCCGTTACCGGGAGCCTGAGGATGGGCTTTGATGAGGCGTTGAAGGCTCTTAAGGCGGGCAAGCGCGTCGCCCGCCGGGGGTGGAACGGGAAGGAGATGTTCATCTTCTTGGTTCCCGGCTCGCAGTTCCAAGTGAACCGGCCACCGCTGCTCGGCATCTACCCCGAAGGCACCACCATCAACTATCACGGCCACATCGATATGAAGACGGCGCAAGGCGATGTCGTGCCTTGGCTGGCATCACAGGCTGACCTTCTGGATGAGGATTGGGAGATTCTGTAATGGCGCAAAACCGCAGCTACGATCCGCCGATTTCTAGCCCGCCTGACGTTCCGCCGCGCACCATCCGACAGGTCGACACGCAATCGGAAGTGAGCGAGTGGGGCGCCATCCCGCGCGTCGTGCCGCGCCTTGCTGGGGGCATCCCGCTGCAGCCCTCGATTGTCGGCCGTAGCGAAGGTCCGACCCGCTGATGTCTGACCAAGGCGAACTCTCTTTGTCGCCGCTCAATGCGGCAAAGAAGCTCGCCTTTGAGCACTGCTCGGACGCAGTGACCTATCTCGTCACGGTGATGAACGACGAGGAGGAAAGCGCCGAGCTGCGCGTCACCGCGGCGGCCGAGCTTATCCAGTTTGCGACAAGGGCGCCCTACTGATGCCAGTCACCCTCACCGATGAACAAGTCCTCGAACTGCGCCAGCGGCTCGGCGCGGCCGAAACAAATCGCCAGATTGCGGAGGCGGCGGCGGGCGTGTGGAACCACCCCGAGCACGGCGACGCTGCCAAAAAGATCTGGAAGACCGTTTACCCCGACACCAGCATCCCCGACTTCGATCTTGAGCAGCGCGTCAACGCGCGCCTCGACAAAGAGCGCGACGAGCGCGAAGCGGAACGCAAGGCTGCGCGTGATCGCGAGCAAGACGAACGCATTTCCTCGAAGCGCCGGGAAACTCAGGACCGCTATGGCGCGACCGACGATGCGATGAAGCGGCTCGAAGATCTGATGGTCGAGCGCAACATCGGCGATTACGAGGTCGCCGCCGAATACATGTTCAGCCGCGAGCCGCGCATGTCCGATGGACAGGACGCAGGCTACGACTCACAGTTCTGGAACCACGAACGCCAAGACACCTTCAAGGAAATCGCGGCGGACCCGGAGGGGTGGGGCCGCCGCGAGATTTTGAAGACACTGCGCGAAGGCGAGCGCCAAGCGAACAACCGCTGGCGCTAACGGAGGACAATTAAATGCCGCAACTTGGGGCAGGCATAATCCCGAATGGACCGATTGGTTTTGAACTTGAAGCCACGGTTCGCAGAGTATTCGCGCAGATGGTGGTGGTGCTTATTTATAAGCAGAACCCGCTGCTGGCTCTGTTGCTTCGTAATGCAATCCGAGCTAGTGGCGGTGTGTCACCATATACACAACCAGTGCAGACTGGCCGTTACGTCAATTCGTCGTGGATTGGCCCGGCGGGCAACTTTACGATTCCGCCGGATGTGGCAGCGACGGTGAATGCAGAATTTAATCTTTGCGCTCTTGCTACTCCTGTTACCTCCTTTGGTCTGGAGCAGCTTGTTACTCAAGATGCTGTGGCCGTTACTTCTAGGTTGATGCTCAAGCTCAACGACATGAAGAACAGCGCGCTGGACGCGCTCTGCACCAGCCTGTTTTCGTCGTCAACGACGGGCGGTGTTGTGAACCCGCTGCAGATGTTTGGCCTCAATGACGCTTATGGCTCGGCGGCTGCGGTGCCGATCTATGGCGGGCTATCGCGGGCCACTTATCCGATGTGGGCGGGTGGAGCGGCGAACGGGGGAGCGGGCTCGCTCACCCGCGCTGGCTTTATCAAGCTGATCCTGCAGAACGTGCAGAACGCGGGGGGCGAGGCGCCCGATTTTGGGGTGATGAACATTGCCGACTGGACAACGCTGATGACCGATTTCATGGCGTTGGAGCGGTATAACAACGATCCGTCTTCGCGCTGGGGGAAAGAAGACCCGGTTAATAGCGGGTTCCGTGGTCTTCTGTTGGGGGATACCCCGCTGTTCTTTGACCTGCAGTGCCCGGCTGGCACGGCCTATCTGTTCAATAGCCGGTACATCACGATGGTCGTTCACGAAGACGCGAACTTTGCATGGACGGGATGGTATTCCACCATCCCGCAGGGGCAGGTGGCGAGCGTCGGTCTGTCATTGACGGCGCTTAATCTGGTGTGCTCGAAACCCCAGACGGGAACCATCATCACCGGGCTAGCGGCATAAGGAGAGAGAGCGATGACAGGCGTCGTTTTCGGGCCGGGCAGCATCCTGCA